TGTCGCTGTCATGCCCACCAAGATGTCTCCGGGTGTTCCAGCTACCGTGAGGCCTACGGAGTCATCGTAAAAACCAATACGACGAATGCCGAACGCATTGCCCTCTTTAGGGATTGGGCTTTGCTCGATGCCGCCATAGATTGCGTTCGTACCGAACCCAATACCAGTGCTTGCACCACCACACGCCACGCCGGGGTCCATAAACGACCCTGCAATACCTGTTGCCATAATATTTCTCCAAAAAACGGGGCAGTCCAATTGCTCAGACCGCCCCTAAAGATGCCCCACCCGAGGCACCCTTTGTTTAGGCGGTGGTGTTAACCAAACGGCCTTGGAACTGCGCACCGCGACAGGTCATTGCCCCAGCCCAAGCTAAAATCTGAACTTCGGCATCTTGGTTAATGGCAACGCGCTTGTTGGGTGACAGTGGGACCATGTTGCGGTCCTTGTGTGGACGCAGGCTCAGGTACTTAGTGTTGAGCATGAACGCGGTCTTGGGTGGGCAGAAGCCGCCAATACCACCGTCGAGCACAACGTCACAGTCCATGAACTTGACGCTTGGGAAACCGAGGTTGCCAGTTTCAGCAGAAGTGAAACGCTGCTGGTTCTGCAACTCGCCCAAGTAGGCTGTCCACATCTCACCGTCCATGACGATTAGGTTTGGACGGTCTGAACCACGAACCAGCTTGGACCACATCGCGGACAAGGCACCGGAGATTGGGCCGGGCTTGGCTGCTGCGAAGTCTTTCACGTCAGCGACTTGTGAGCGCCAGAACGCAAAAGTTGCGCGGTCGATTCCACCGTACACGCCTGTGGCGGGAGAAACTGGAACCGCAGCGTTCAAGCCAACCACTTCCTTGCCACCGTTACCAGTGCCATCGGAGTAGATTGAGCCGCAGAGCTTGTTGCTCATTGTGCTTTCAGCCACAGCCATACGTGCTTCGAGCAGGTCGATGAACGCCTCTTTGCCGCTGTTCTGTAACTGCTCCAGACCGGAGATAATCACAGGGCAAGCAAGCTGCTTGAGTGTGAACTCGGCAGCAGACACAACATCTTGTGCTGCGATTGGGAGCAAGTCGTAGCCCGAATAGAAACCAGCGTTTGCGTTTTCAGCGAACGAGAGTTCTTCGAGAATGATGTTGCCGCCGGAGACCGTGCGCACACCACCTGACGAGGCCAACTTAGCCAGCAGAGCGTTATTTTTTGTGACGTTATCAGCAATTTTCTTGCTGCGATTTTGAATCGTTGTAGCGATGATGTCGCTAATGTTTGCGTTAGCAAATGACATGGTTTAACTCCAATATCTGATAAATGAATGGGAAAAATTCCCGTCTATTTGTCAGACGCATCCTTTACGCTCGGATAGTTCCGCGAGGTCAGGGTGGGCGGCTTGGTGCCGATCCTTGGAGTCGGGTGGCTATGGCTTGTTAGGCACGTCCACTTAGTACTTACGGAAAACTGGATAAGTAATCCGTAAGTACGTACTTTAATACTATCTGCTCATTTGTGCAAGAGATGCCTCAATTGCGCCACGAATATCATCAGCGCCCTGCTCTTGCGCCATCCCGCCGCCTGCGGGCGACCCTGATACCGATACGGCGCGATTACGAGCCGCCTGAGCCGCGTTTGAGTTCTGCTGCAACTGCTGGGTCTGCTGCTGTCTATTGACGAGCACAGAGACCTCTGGGTGCAACTCACACGCTTTGCGGTAGCACTGCTCAAGCGTCATAGTCATGCCGCGCCTTGTCGCATAGTCCATGAGGTCCGCCATGTCGGCGCGGACCACATCGCCATAGGGCTGGCTGCTGATGAAGTTCTCCACCGCGTCCCTTGCCGCTTGGCTCTGAGCCTGCATCTCTTGCTGTTGCTGCATCTCCATTTGCTGATAGCGCTGCTGGATGGGCGCAATGGCTTGATTCACGCGCTGATTGATGCGTTCCTCCATGGGGTCCACTTGCGGCCCCTGCCCGACCAACGCTTGGTCGAGCATCCCCACGTCAATGCCGAACTGCTTAACCAGCGAGGCCACAAGCTGCGCCTTCTGTGCTGGGGGCGCAGTACGCAACGCTCCAGCCGTTTGGAACAGACTTGCAATGGCGGTCACAGGTGTGCCGCCCTCGCTTTGGATCATCGCCATGTACGGGTTCACCGCTTGGCTCACGGCCTCGGCGAACTTACGCGCCTCAGTCGTCTCTTGAAGTGTCTGCTGAATCTGGCGCTCACGCGTCATCACTCGTGTCTTAATATCATCAGGCAGTGCTGCCCACTTCTCACGCTCGGCGGGTGTCCACGACTGAGGTGCTCGGTCAATGGGCCGAGCCTGCTCAGGCGCGGGCAAACCTGACTCAGGCGCGGCAACAGGTGGCTGATTGCCCTTGGGGCCGGGCACAATGCCCTCGGCGGGCTTAGGCGCAAAGCGCCCAGACTCATCGCGGGGGCGTTCAGCCAGTGCGTTTAAATCCGGCGCTTGCACATCAGGGGTGGAGGTCGCCAACGCGGCAGACGAGGGGGTCTCAGCACCTTCGGATAAAGGAGTAACCGTGGGCGCTGTGGGTTGCGTTGCGACCTCCGTAGAGGGGTCTAGTTCCGTGTCTTTAACGGCGTTTTCTAGTTCTTGGCGTAAATCGTTGCTCATGTGTCGTGCTCCCGGGTGAGGTTACTTATAGGTTTTGATATACAACTCTTGAAATTTCTTCTCGACGCGCACGTCTATCGTCCGAGCCATCGGTGAAGTGCTTTGCGCGTTGGCTCTGAGCCTGCGCCCACGTCTCTTTAAAATCGTCGGCATAGGCCAGGTTGTTGTCCCTCATGTACTTGGCGCGTTTTGTTCTGCTCGATATATCCGTACCATCGGTTGCACGCAAATCACTGAGCGTCTCGTCAGCCGCCAACATCGGGGCCTCAATGACACGCTCAGTTTTCACCATGCACTCGGGGCAATCGAACTCACGATCAGCCGAGTACGCTTTGATTGAACACACGCGGTGAAAGTGCTCACCGCACGCGTTGCACTTGTAGCGATAAAAGGCCATCTTCTTACTCCACCGCAGCTTTCGCGCCATCAATCCCTGCACCGCGTGTTGCGGGCAAGTTTGGGTTCGGTTGCTGCATCACTTTGTTCTGTGCCTGTATGCGGGCCACAGCCATGTCGTGTTTGTCTTTCGTAATCTGCTGCATCAACTCTTGCTCCGACTTCTGAGCCGCAGCACCCATCTTCATTTGCGCCATGGCCTGCTCGTTCTGCATTTTCTGTTGTGCTTTCTGGCCCTCAAGCTGCATCTGCATCTGACCTTTCTGCATCTCGGCCTGCGCCTGTGCTTGTGGGTTCGATTGAGCCAGCATCATCGTCTCGGCCCGCAGCTTCTCAGCCTTCGCCATGTTCTCCATGGTTTCAGACTCCACCTTTTTCAACTCCGCAATCTGACCGGGGTTAGGCTCTGGTGGCTCGGGCGGCTTACTGGCTGCCGCAATCGCATGGTCCAAAATACTCTCGACGTTGCTTGCGCCCTTGACACCAGCCAACATCGCTTGGAGCAACTGCAAGACAAAGGGTGCTGCGCCCGGTGAGGTCTGCGCCAATGGTGTTAACTGCGCCACAAAGTTGCCAATGCCGTTGAGTAAATCGGCAGCGTCTTGTTTCTTCTGCGCCCAATCGACCGCCGCCATGGTGTCTGCGTCCACGTTCACGCGGTACTGATTCATGCCCATCGTTGCAATCACTTCAAGCGCCGCAGGGATATGCTCGGCATCTGCTGTGTGCATCATGTTGCTCATCTTGACCAAGGTATCAGGCTGAAAGTGTGTCGCCATAATCTCAGCTTTAAGTCTCAACGCATGGCGCACCCAACGTGCCAATTCAAACTGGTAGTACTGAAGTCTTGTGCTACCGAATTGCGCCTTGATGCTCTGCGCTGTTGCTGTCTCCGATGCCTTCGATGCGCCACGCATGATGTCACTAATCCCAAGCACTTCGTAAATCTGTTGAGTCTTGTCGCTACGCTGCATACGCAAGTACTCGATGGTCTTGGCAATCATCTCAATGGGCACAAACTCCATCTGACCCTTGATGCCGCCACGCTCGGCGAACATCGCCCAATTGTCCACGGGCAGCAGTCTGTTCTCCACGCCTTCAGTAAACAAGCGCTGCACGCCTTCTGCTGACTTGTCGTACACGCCAGTTACTTTGCACGCCTCGGTCAAATACTTAATGCGAGTGTTGATGACATCTAACTCATCGAACTGATCTTGCGCAAAGACGAACAACGAGCGCGGCATCAGATTCGATGTCGTCGTGTTCATCATTGCAGGCTTGGGGCATGGGAAGAAGTCGTCAAGCGTGAGCGGATCGTCTTTCACGTCCAGAATGACATCGACACCCTTGCTGTACCAGTACACCTTCAAATCGTCTTTAGACCAAATCTCAAAGACCTCTGCGCGGTCCCATGGCTCGTTCTGAGGTGTGCCATCGCCGCTACCCTTCTTCGGTTTCTTGGCGTAATTCAACTGTCCTGCGATGACTTTACCGAATCGCTTTTCAGCTTTGTCTTTCGTCAAATACGTGCGTCTCGCCACCCAGCGCACTTCGTCCCACGTTCTTGCTGGAGACCAAAAGAAGTCGGCCCAATAGATGTAATCGGTTGCCACTTCTTCGGATGTAATCTGCTCATACTCAGCCTCGGGCTGCATCTCCACGCCGCTTGGGTGCATAATCGCGGGCACTCGCACTACTTCAGTCTCGACCTCATAGCGCAGCCAAATTTGACCCAGCCCCACGATTAACCAATCACTGATGCCGTGTCTAAGTGACGAGTCGAAGTCCGACCCGTCCTCGCTCAAGCCGCTATTTAAAATTCTCTCAAGCATGGTGGCGGCGACCCGTGCGCCATCGTCAGTCGCATCGTAATTACTCCGCGACACATCGGCTTTCGGTGGTCGTGCATACAAAGACGCTTTCATCGTCTCAATGGTTGACCAAAATAAATTCACACGACTCTGGCCTTCTTCAAAGCCATCGCGCTGGTCCAAGTACCGCTTGGTGATCTTTTTAGAATCCTCGTGCCACTTCAGCACCTCTTTACCCGAGGCCTCAATCTCTTTGTTCCAACGTATCGCCAAGCCTGCTGGCGTATTGTCGTCGGGCCTGTCCATGCCATCGTTAAATTGACTCATGATTTATCCTATGCGTAAGTTTTGTTTTGGCGCTGTGTCCCAGATGTCATCGAGACAGAACTGATACTGCTGGGGCACGTCTGGCACGACCACATCTGCCGTGTAGTCGCGCTGCTTTCTAATCTTTAATTTCTTTGCCACAATCGCTAAGTACCTAAAACTGTCACTCGCGTGACTGTGCGCATCGTGTTTAGGTTTCTGTCTAAACGTGCCACTCTTTTCGTCCCACTCGCGTGAGTACGCACGCAAATGTTCCAGCCCTTCGTAAGTCGATTGCTCGTTGAACCAACATAACGGTATGACTTGTCTAGCCGCTTCAATCCCATCTTGCAACGACATATCGGGGACCAAATCGGGCTTGATGCCTTGCTGCAAGAACGTCTCGACCATCGAGCGCCCCGTCTGCAATGACTTTGCTTTCGCATCGTGTGGCAACCAAACCTTATCTACTGTGTACGGCAGCGCTTTTATCCACTCGACGTAGTGCGAAATTGCCTGACTATTGGCCTCGTAAAAATCAATAATCCGATAGCCCTCCGAAGTTGTCTGCCAGACCCACCAGCTACACGAGTCCGTGTAACCAAGGTCTGCCACCACCTCCACGTGCAACGTCTTATCCACGGGGAAGTCTTTGACTTGACCCGCGTCATAAATTTTCCCAATCTCTTTAGCCCAGTACGCCCCCGGAATCGCTGCGTCAAACGAACACTCGAACTCGCGCTCGTAATCTGCGTCCGTCATCTGCGCTCTCGCGTCTCTTAATTCATCTGGATGGAGTAACCCGGAGGTCGAGGCCTTGACCTCAATCAACAGGTGCGTCTCTGAGTTCAACCGCGCTTCTTCGCGCAGGTTCCAGAACATATTTTTTCCCTTCGGAGTCCCCGCAAATATTGCCCAGCCGCGGCGATCAGATAAAGCGGGCCTCAAGACGGAGTACCAGATACTTGGTCTCATGTCGCCTACCTCATCCAACACCACGCCATCGAAATACAGACCACGCAATGAGTCTGGGTTATCTGCTCCAGCCACAAAAATCTTCGATACACCACCCTTGCTGTTGCGAATGAACACGGTCAACTCTGACTCGTTGGGTTTTTGCGCCCAGAGGGGGCGAGATAGGTCTTTCAAGTACGCCCAAGCCACGCGCTTGGCCTGATCTCTGAAGGGCGCTAAGTATGCAAACTGTGGGTTTGGGTATGGGGTCTCTAATGCGCCAACAATGAGGTCGGCGCAACACGAGACTGTCTTTCCCGCACGGCGATGACAGACCAGCGTGGTCCACCGTGCCTTTCGGTTATGCAAAGGCATCGCAAAAGGGCGCGGGGCGTACTCTTGGATGTTCATGGCTCGGCGAACTCTGCGATGAGGGTGTCGGCATCTGTTTCGTGCACCCAGATGGGGGTGCTTTCGCCCACGTAGGCGCACTCAATGTTGTGTTCGAACCACTCGATGGCTTCTTGCTCGTCAAAATCGTGCTCTGCTTGGAGGATTTCGAGTACTTTGCTAATTGCGTACACGGCTCGTGGTACGGGGGTGGTAGTGAACCCGATGATTGCGGCGTTGAGTCCATTGGCTAAGAGCATTTTAGTGACCTTTTTGAATCAAAAAATGCAAAAATTTCACATATAGGCCCTGTCCGCGACCTAGGCCCCCCACCACCGGGTTGATACACCCCCGCCCCCCTAAATTTTCCTTCATGCTGCGCTGCATCATAGGGTTTTCCCTAATAGCGTAGGCCAAATAGCGTACAGGTTTACCCGTATATCTACGGGTTTACCCTTACGGGTTTGCACTGAGAGTACACCAAAGGGCCAGCGCGGGCACCCCCCAGCGTCCGCGCTACACGGTTTCCTAATCCGCAGGTTTGCGTTATATATCAAGGGCTTACGCCTCATCTGGGCCGCTAGTGGGCCGCGGCTCGATCGTCTCAGCATCGAGCACCAGACCACGCGAGGCCGGACCCAGCCATGACAGGGCTATCGCCACTGGGGCACCGTCCGCGCCTGTCACTTCGGACCGTTCGCGCCAGACCTTGGGCGCTCGATTGTTCAGCCAGTAGCGGGCCGCGTGCACGTCAGGCGGGAGGGTTTCGTACGTCTCGTGCACCTCTTGCGTCCCGTCCGCGGCTGTAACCACTTTGCGCGTGGTTTTGCGCGTCTGGCCTGTCGCACGCTGGTACAGGGCCGAGGCCACCGCGGTGTCAGCGATCACGCGCTCTTGACTTAAGGCCTCTGCAAACTTGGGATTTTTTGCTTGCCACTCGTAAACCTGCGACACGCTCACACCAAAATGCACCGCGATATCTTCGCGAGTAAACCCAGCGCGAACATACTCGCGGGCCTTGTCGATCATCTCAGGCCGGAACAACGTAGGCCGCCCAACAGGGCCGCGCTTTATTGTTTGTCGCTGGGTTTGCACTGCGCTCATTTTGGTATCACGTCCTGTATTTTCTTGCAAGCGAATGACGCGAGTATAAACCACGATTGTATAAAATGCGCGTTTTGAGCGTACTTTGTCGCGAGGCCGTATATCCCCACGTGCAAAATACGATCGCGTCTCCACGGCCTTTTATGCGCGTTTAAACGGCAAAACTCGCAGGCGCTGCGAACGCGAGGCAAGCAAGGCAAGGGTATCAATACGCGAGAAAACGCCACCACGGGCTATTTAAGGGCCTTGCTGGGCATATTTCCACTGGTTATAAAAGGCCGTGTTTGTCATTTTTGCCGTGTACTTACATACAACGTGTATAGGTTTGCGCTTATTCACAAACAAGAGTAAAGTCGAGCGCGTAGTACCAGTAACGAGTAAGCGCAACGGGCCGCACTGCCCGAATTTTTGGAGTGATAAAAATGTTGTTTGCACACTTTTTCAAGGCCCGCGGTAAGGGCAATTTTGAATTGATTATCAGCACGCACGCTGGCCTGCAAGGCGTTATCGCAACGCATCCAGTAGCAGGCAAACGCGAGGCCCGCGCTCTGGCCTTGTCACTCAACGCTAAGCCATGGAATTTTTGAAATGAAATATTCATTTTGGGAAGACGCTTTGTGTGTGGTGCTAATGGCCCTTGCGGGCCTTGTCTCATACATCACACTCGCAACATTCATTTAATTTTTTAACGCGCAACGGGCCGCGATTTGCCCGCTTTTTGGAGTCTTAAAAATGCCAGCTTTATACGCTTTCACACCTCGCAACACCCAGCCAGCAACACCTCACGCCGCGCTCTATCACCTAGGGGCCGCGCCAGATGATTTTTTTAGATATTTTTCTAAATTAAAAATGGCCTCTGCTATGTCGCGACCATGGCACGCACGCGAACAACTCGCAGCAGAATTGCACCCTTCAATCAGTGAAATTTTGATTACGGACGCACTGCGCGAACACTTGCGCGACTGGCGCGAGATGATTTTGGAATGGCCTCACGTATCGGACGGGGACGCGCTCAAAATTGCATACACGCGCAACGATGCGGACGGGGCCGCGGACCGCCAGACCACTACGAGCGTGGGCCGTTACATCAAGCGACACGCGCCCACAATGCCGGACCACCTCATACGCGATCTAGTCGCGACTGTCACGCCGGATTCATTCGAGATGACTAGCAACATGGACCTAATGTTGCGGGCCGTGATTGAGGGGCCTCAGTCGTGCATGGACGGGCGCCATTTTGACGTGGCAACTGAACACCCCTACAACGTGTATAGGCCCGCGCTGGGCTGGTCCATGATGATACGGACGGACGCACACGGGCACATCATGGGGCGCTGTATGTGCCACAGTGGACACGGTACGGACGCAGGCCCGCATTTTGTACGCTCATACGGACGCGACACGCCAGACGGGTACAGCAGCACTGACCAAGGTATAGAGGCCACGCTCAAAAAATTAGGCTATGAGAAGGCCTCAGAGTGGGCCACTGGTGCCCAGCTTGCCAAAATTGCCGCGGACGATGGCCAGCATTTAATGCCGTACCTCGATGGGGACTGTATGCGCGTCAGTGATTGCGGGGACCACTTCGAGGTATCGCATTATGGGGATTTCAATTCGAGCACTTGCGGGTACATCACCACAGAGGATCGCGTGTGTTGTGAGCATTGCAACGAGTACGTGCCAGAGGATGAAATCACGTGGACCGGATACCACGAGGACACACGCGTATGTGATAACTGCATATGCGATTGCTACGTGCACGCCACGGGCCGCAACGGTAACGAGTATTACGTGCACGTTGACCACGCGGTAGAAGTGGACGGGGACTGGTACGTGTCGAATTACCTCAGTGATAACAACATTATCGAACTGGCAAACGGGGACTATTGCCACCTCGACAATGCCGTAGAACTTTCGAGTGGTGACTACGTGCACGTAGACGATCTGGACGATTACGTGCACCTCGCGGAGGCCGCGGACAACGGCTCTATGTACGCGGACGAATCGGACGCGTGGCGCGATGAAATCACGGGCGAGTGGTACTCACACGATACGGACAGTGTGACTGTCACAGTGCACCCAAACACGCTCGAATCCCACGCCGCACACGCATAAAAAAATTTCCCCGGGATCCCGGGGACAAAAAACACAAGGAAATTTCAAAAATGAAAATCACTCAATCCCGCATTGATTACGTGCTGCGCTTGCTGTCCCATTGCAGGCCAGACCGCAGCAAAACAGAGGCCCGCTTTATTCGCGATTATTTGCTCTCGATCCCCACGGCCCGCGCTGATACGTTTGGCAACGTGCACCTAGACTTGCGCACGCTCAAAAGTCACCGCACACTATTTGTGGCCCACACTGACACCGTGCACCACGCCTCAGGCTTTCAATCTGTTTATTACGATCCAGTGCACCAGCTTGTGCGAACACGGGGCCAGTGTTTGGGCGCGGACGATGGCGCGGGTATTATGGTTTTGTTGCACCTCATTCGTAACGCGATACCCGCGTATTACATTTTTACGCGTGGCGAGGAACGAGGCGGGAAAGGGGCGCGACACCTCGCAGGCGAACAGTACAAACTACTCGAGCAATTCGATCGCGCTGTCGCGTTCGATCGCCGCGGGACTTCGAGCGTTATCACTCACCAGTCGTACGGGCGCACGTGTTCGGACACGTTCGCGGACGCGCTCAGTGATTGCCTCAGTACGGACGCACTCATGTACGCGCCAGACCCTACGGGCGTTTATACGGACACGTGCGAATTTATTGATTCAATCCCAGAGTGCACAAACATATCTGTCGGGTACCAGAACGAGCACACCAGTAAGGAAACGCTTTCAATCCCTCACCTGTTCGCGCTCATGGCCCGCGTGGTTGAAATCCCATGGGACGAACTGCCCACGGCCCGCGACCCGTTCGAGGCCGCGCCGGACGCGTGGACCAAGTGGGACACGGACGCGTCTACTGGCGTGGCCCTCGCGCCGTGGCGCGGGTACGACTGGGGCCTTCAATGATCGCCGCACTCGCACTGTCCGCGCTTGTCTGGGCGGGCACCACCGAACGCCGGACCATTGCCGCGCTTGTGGTGCTGGGTGTGTCTGGTGCCCTTGTGGTGCTGGCCCTGCCCGTGGCGATCCTGTCCGCCGTGTATCGGTACGGGCGATGACACGGGCCACAGGCCACCACGGCCCACGGGCGGGCGCTCTGGGGCCTCTGGGCGCTCAGGCGGGCGCTCTGGGCGCTCTGGGCACGCTCTGGGGCCTCAGGGCACGCTCTGGGCGCTCTGGGCGCTCTGGGCGCTCTGGGGCCTCTGGGCGCTCAGGCGGGCGCTCTGGGGCCTTTGGGGCCTCAGGGCACGCTCTGGGGCCTCTGGGGCCTCTGGGGCCTCTGGGGCCTCAGGGCACGCTCTGGGGCCTCTGGTGCCCGCCTCTGGCCCGTGGCCTGTTTTCCCTAAGCGTTCCTTTATGCTGCGCTGCAACACCTACGCGCGTACGCCCGCGGGCGTATGCGGGCGTATGCGGGCGCGTGCGGGCGCGGGCGCGAGGCACCACATACCCCACCAGACCATCAAAAAGGCCAAGGCAAATTTCCAGAAATTTTGACCAAGGCAAAAACCCAGAAATTTTGGAAATATCTACAATCAAAACCGCTGCACTTTTTACCCAAGGACTTTCATGGACTACCTCAAAGGCTTTGCCACCATCCACTTGGACGCAAACCCACTAGACTATTGCACGAGCATCCCCGCTACTGCCAAGTGCTTAGGGGTCATCACGATGGGGTCAACCGCCCCCGGCGCTCTGCTCTACTTCCCCACCCCCATCACCGACAACCGAGGCGACACCTACCCCTTCCAACTCCGCGCCTTGGTGGGCGACACCATGTACCGCTTACCGATGAGCAAAGTGCTCAAAGCGCTGCGCGAGGCGGGCGTGGAAATTTAACGGAAGTGTTTGAGGTGCGCCCACACCATTTCGTTTCTGATTTTTGGGGAGCCACCGCCAAGTTTATGCTTACCGCACCTTGGCACTCTTTGCGGTAGGTACTCAAGCGGGGGTCCCGTCATATCGTAGGTGTCCTGCGCACAAACTTCACAGACACTTCGCCATATTCGATACGTTCTAGTTTTCTTATCTTTGCACGTGTGCGTGGTCACACCCAAATCTAACCAGTGGTATTGCACCGCCCCCTTCTCTGGGTGTAGAGCCGCTACCGAAACTTGCCGGGGCGCGGCGGGCGACCCGTGTAAAGTTTTACCAGCCTCATTTTCTATCTCTTTTTGCAACATAACCTTTTCCTAATTTTTATTTAACTTTCAATGCAACAATCGGTGCATTCACTTGCAACATACGGGGCACCCCTAAAAGGTGCACCCGTTTTATGTTGCAAATCAATGACTTATGCCGGAAGTGCAACATTGCAATGTTGCAACCCAATGTTGCAATGTTGCATATCAACTTGTAATTATTTGCAAGTAATTTAATGCAAATCACACCCCCTCCCCGCCCTCAATAACCAAGTCAATACACCCATCAACCACCTTGAAGTACCCCTCAGTGCACAGTTCCGTAACCGCCCTTTTGACCACTTGCTTGCGGGTATCGCGCTTGCCCTCAACCTTCGGCATCCCCGCCACAATCTCATCCACGATGGCCTCTGGTTCGATGCCCGTGTTCTGGCCCAACGATGTGACGTGGTTGTAGATTTTTAAGCGCAGGCCCGTGAGGGGCTTAGAACCTTTTGCCTCATCGGCTGTGGGTGGATCCACTACGCGACACACGGCTGAACTAATGACATTCAGATCAGCGTCCACGCCAAGCTCGACACCCTCCAAGCTGAAAAAGAACTGTTGACCGTCCTCACCGTCTTTGCTCTTGGATACCGTCAAACAGCGCACAAGGCCGTGGTCATCAGCACGCGCAACTTCCAGTTCCACGTCCATCGCAGCCTTCATGCCCGACCAGCCACGAGCGCCACGCGTGGCATCCTTGCCTGAGTGGTGGATAATCAGAACCAAGGCCCCTGTGGATTTAGCGAGGCGCGTGGCTAGATCGAGCGCCACACCCATCTCTTTGGATTGCTCATCCGCGTCTGGTGTCACACGGGATAACGTATCCAGCACGATGAGTCCCATCGGGATGCCTGTGGCTTGTATCCGCGCATCAATTGCGGCCTTCACACGCCGGACTTCTTCCACGTCCATGAAGTCAGGCGCACCGTCAATGACACCGAACCATGGCGCAATGTCAGCCATATCGACGTTGTGGTGTTGCGCGTAGGCTTTCACGCGCTTGACGAACCCGCCTGCGCCCTCGGCAGCAACGTACGTGACACCGCACTGAGAGGTAGAAAGGCCGCGCCACTGAATCCCCCGGGCGTGCGCCATGCACATATCCAGCACGATGAACGACTTGCCGGAGCCACTGGCCCCATAGACCATACCCACGTGCTGCCGAGGTAAGACCCCGTACATGAGCCACTCAGGGATAGGACGTTGGGCGAACTCATCGGCTGGAATGATTTGGTAAGGAATACGGGGGGCGGCTGGTGTTGTTGACTCAAGCGGCTGGTCTAGTTCGCCCACCGACTGCGCCACCATCTTCTTGACTGTTGCCATGGTCACAAGTTTGCCGCCCTCGCGCTTAAACGACTCCCAGACGCGCTCGATGGGCTGGCCCACGCCGTACTTAGTACCACCACGGCTCCATTCGTCCCAGAGGTTGAAACCTTCAAGAGACCCTGCTAATTCGTGGTGCAGAGCCATACCGACTTGCATCCACTTGTCGCGAGACATATCGGGATTTAATTGGGCCAGCATCGCACGTATGTCATCAGGCGCGACACCAACGATGGGTTGGTAGTCCATCAGCGCGTCACCCGTGCTCACTCCAGCACTCACCCGTCCAGGACCCAGACGCGCAGCCACGAGCGCTTGCAACCTGTCTGTCACCGGAGCCACAAGGTCCGTGCAATCGAGCATCTCTGTATCAGGCGTGGGGCAACCCGTGAACGTCACGTAGCCACGCGTGGAGAAAATTTCCACCCCATAAGGCTCACCGTGCGCGTCTTTAGCGTTGCCCATGGAAGGACCACGGTAAAAAGCACGGATGCCTGCGCCCGAAGGGCTGAACTCAGCATAGGTGCCCAGAATGATCTCTGCGACCTCGGGGTGGATCACACCGCCCTCAACACAGTTGTCGAAGTCAACGGCGACAATGCCTGCACGCTCAACCAGTGCCAAGCCCACGCCATCATGGCCTCGGCGCGTGGCAGCAGCGCGGGCCTGCTCAAAGGTGGTGAGGCGGGCCAGATCAGCAGGAGCGCCCTGCTGCCCGGCTCTACGCGTACCATCAGGGTAATACGGCACCTTGCGTGGCTTGGCAGTGGGTGCATCGTTTGCGTCACGCTCGTACTTCCACGTGAGCCACAGCTTGCGCCCCCTGAGCCACGTGGGAGCGTCCACCCGCATCACGTGGGGCGATATAGTGTGCACGTTTGAACTCATGCGGCCCTCCTGCCGCGCTTAGGCGTGCGGGTAATGTCATCGAGCAAGTGCGAGAGTTGGAGCGTGGTGGACCAGAAAGCGCCGCGCTGTTTGTTTGCATGAATACGATGAATCGTGGGCTGGGACACCCCGATGCGACGAGCGATTTCGCTCTGTGTGTAGCCCAGTTCGATGAGCTTATCCACCGCCTCTTTTGCCGAAACAATCATTGGTTAATCTCCTTTTTTATACCAATCGAGTAAACGGCTTTATACCATGACGAATAGAAAAGAGACAATAAACAGACACTTTGGTTTAAACCCTACGATTGGCTTATACGTTAGCGTATAGATCGTGTATATTCGTATTTCTCAAGCTGTTTAAACAGACGAGTACTCTAGGAGGACCACACAATGTCCAAAACCCTCGCAAATAACATCCGCCATTTGATGACCTTGAATGACGTTAAGACTCCAAGTGAATTAGCTAGGCTCACAAAGATTGCCCAGCCCACGCTCTACCGCTGGATGGTGGAGGACGCACGAGAGCCACGGCACTCATCTTTAACACCGTTGGCGGACTTCTTTAACGTCACAGTGTTTGACCTGCTGGAGCGCAACCTAGAGACGGGCGATAAGGTCCAGATGAAGGCCTTTGTCACCGCACGGCGCGAAGTGCCACTCATGCGCATTAGCAAAGACGGTATGAAGGTCGAGGCTGCGGGCGAGAACGATACCGTTCCAGCCATGAAAATCAAAGCCACCAGAGATATGTTCGCCATCACCGTGGTTGGGGACTCAATGGCCCCTTTCCTGCCGGGGGACTCAGTGGTAATACTCACCCCCAAACACGAAATAATCACTGGGAAAGGTATGAAAATCGTACTGGCCCGTGAGCCTGTAACCAAAGCGCTTGTGCTGCGCCGCTTGGAGCATGAGGGCGGGCACTGGTACCTGTTGCCTGAGAACGTAGTCTACGGAACCTCGTGTTTAGTGGAGGCACCGGACGTGCTTGGAACGGTGGTCGAAGCGCAAATCGTGCGCACTTTTGGTAATTAAAAACGGCTATTTTTATAGGGACTTACCCTAATACTCTCCTATGTGACATAAATCACAAATGTAAAAATTAACCAATTAGTATTGTTTTACATTTATTCATGAAGTAGAATTCTGTCTGCGGTGGTCAATTGAGTCCACCGTTGACGAGAACAGGATTCTTCAAAATGAATAAAAATATGCGCTATCCACGCACTCGGCTAGAGGCGTTCCCGCAGTTCCCAGATGACACCTATCACTGTGCCGACACCACCCCTCATTGGGTACGTGTGGTAGGTCGTATCGCATTTGTCACCATCTCCCTGTCGTTAGGCGCTGCCGCAGGCTGTGGCCTGTTTGTCCTGTTCGTTGGAGGCACACTCCAATGAGTCTTGAGCAAGCGATTGAGCAAAACACCCGTGCTATTGCCGAACTGACACAGATTCTCCGCGCCCAGATGGCGCAAGTACCAGCCGCCCCCGTCCCTGCTCCCGTGCCCGCGCCTCTCTCAGAGATTGCGCCACTGCTCAACGAAGTGCCAGTGAACAACCCCGAGCCTCTGCCCGCCGAGTTGTTTGACGCGGACACCGTGCGCGATGCGTTTATTGCGTTTGCACGCACCCATGGTCGTGCCGGACAACTTGAGGCGCTGGCGCAATTTGGCGTGGCGAAGTTGGGCGAACTGCCTGAGAGTTCTTACGGCGACATGATTCATTTTCTGAACAGCTATGGTGCGTCCAATGGTTGAGCAGGAAATTCTCCCCATCGCCCACGCTAAAAAGTACCCAGCTAGTGGCACCGATATGTACATGGCCTGCGGGCAGTGGAAGTCGAGCAGCACCTCCAGCAAGTACGCTGCCGAAGGCACCGTGGCCCACGAGGTCGCCTCCATGTGTCTAGTACTCAAGCGCGATGCGGATTCATTTCTGGGCCAGACCTTCATCGTTGAGGGTTACGAGTTCATCGTGACCCGCGACATGGCAGCACACGTCCAGAAGTACATCGACTACGTAAGAGACGTTGCGGGCACGCGCACTTTGCTCGTAGAACAACGCTTACCGATCGGACACATCACGGGCGAGGCAGACGCACATGGCACCACCGATGCAGTCGTGCTCGATGACCGCGAGATGATTGTGTGCGATTTGAAATTTGGCATGGGCGTATCGGTCTCCGCCGAGAACAACGGTCAGTTGATGATGTACGCGCTCGGTGCGCTGGAAGAATTTGGTTTGGTCTGCGACCCTGAGCGCGTGCGCTTAGTCGTGCACCAGCCACGCATCGGTAACGTGAGCGAGTGGGTCGTATCAGTTGCGGACCTTAAAGCGTTTGGCGAACTGGTCCGTGCACGCACCGCTGAAATTGATGCGGGCGGAGTCGAGGCCGTTGCAGGCGACAAGCAATGCCGCTGGTGCGCTCGTGCTGCCACGTGCGAGACCTTAGCCAATCGCGTTTTGACTTCCGTTGCAGATGACTTTGTGAACCTCGATGCGCCCATCGCACCACAGCTTGAGTCATCCGTTGAGCGCGTCAAAGCCTCAGACGATGCGCACGTAGCGAACTGCTTTGCTGCCGTGGACTTAATCAAGCTCTGGGTCAAAGCGGTCGAAGATGAGGCCCGCACACGCTTACTCGCTGGCAACACCTTGCCCGGATTCAAACTCGTTGAAGGCAGACGCGGCAACCGCAAGTGGGCCAACGAGATGGAGGCCGAACTGGCGCTCAAAGCGATGCGCGTCAAGCACGAAGTTATGTACGACTACTCATTGATTAGCCCCGCCACGGTGGAGAAGCTAGTCAAGCAAAAAGTAATTGGTGAAAAGCGTTGGGCGAAGTTGTCCGCGCTGATTACTCAATCTGATGGTGCGCCAGTCGTGGCACCAGCAAGCGATAAGCGGCAAGCGATTGTCGTGGATGTAACGGGGGGTTTTGACTCCCTTCCAACTCTCTAAACCTCAAAGGTAAATCATGAAAACAAAATTGTTAAACGTCCGTCTGTCTTTCCCCGCAATCTTCTCGCCCAAAGTCTCTGACGATGGTAAGGCGAAGTATGGCGCAGCGTTCCTGTTCGCCGCAGGCTCCGATGCTTACAAAGCTGTCGAGGCCGCTATTGACGAAGTGGGCAAAGAAAAATGGGGCGCGAAATGGCCCGTGGTCAAGAAGTCGCTCACCGCAGGCCAGAAGTTGTGCTTGAAGGATGGCGACACCAAGGCTCAGTACGCGGGCTACGAGGGCCAGTGGTTCATTAACTCATCGAACACACTC